GTAGGTCATCACGAACCAGCGAATAAACGAATGCGTCCTCTTTACCATAGAACCTACGTGATTTGCCCTCGAACTCAAAGCCGAGACGTGGAGCAAGCGCGCGAACGGTGAGGTTGCTTCGTGCAGTGTGAATTTGGATCCGGTCAGCCTTCAACTGATCGAATACATAGTGAAGAATAGCTCGCCAAAGCCCCCGATGCGTCACCCCATGACCGGCAAGGGAAAGCTCGATCGACGAACCGTTAAATCCGGTGAAGACAAAGCCCCCCGTTATCCGGCCCTCGTGGATCGTTCCGAATGCGGTATAGGGCGGCTGGAACGGTTTTCCAGTGAGATTAGCCACCCAATTCGCAACCGCCTCATCATGGCCGAGCAGGATCATACAATTGCCCCCTTCTCCATAACGAGGTCGAAAGCATTCACCTGGAGAACGATTTCATCGGCGATCGGCAATTCCCATGTCGATGTGCCCCAGGACGAAGAACCCCAGACAGCGGGCGAGCCAAACAAATCAGGCTCGATATCCACTGCCAGCCTGACCGAAGCGCAATAACCAATGCCGTCCACCGAATCCCAATTAGCCTGCGTCCTGACATCCCCGCTCCACAGGCCCTGATCCCACAATGCCTGATCCCATAATGATGCGTTTCCAATCTGCGTCGATGGAACGGACAAGGGAGCGTCATCGCGAAAATCAACGTTCAACGCCAGACCCGGATTGACTTGCCCATCCGTCGTCAATTGCGGTCGGCACATGGTCCAGCGCTTTTGATTGCCCCTCATTCCATAGTAATTATAGGCCGTCATCATATCGGCGCTTAGCGTGTTTCCGGCATCCGTTCCTGATGTGTCAGCCTTGTAGACAATCCCGTCATTGCCCCCGAAGTACAGATCCTCGTTGAGAAGCTCCCAGCAATTGGCCTTCATTCCGATGAACTGACACCACGCCCCGGAGAGCGTGTTCATCACATACTGGACCTGATCGGTATTCTCCTCGATCGGAATATTGAGGATGGCCCGTGTCCCCCGAGGATAGGAAATCAACTGCCAGCCAAAATTATCCCGATAGAGCCGGGCAGACTGGTTCATCACCCGCTGAATACGCTCCGTAAGGGATACTTTCACCACTGCCGCGCGTTCGAAGATCATCGCCTTGGAAAGCGGGACAACGCCGTCAATGCAAATCAGCGCGATATCCGCGCCCACCCGGGTAAGACATCGGCGGCCGATAGGCGCGCCCATGTCGAATACGCCGACGAGAGCCCATGTATTTGCGGATGAAGGATCGGTCCCCTGGTAGATCGCGCACTGTCCCATCGAGGACATGAACACAGCGTAGTCATCCGGCCCGGTCCCGGCATCGATCGACCATGTTCCCATGGCCATCAGGAAACCGCCCTTAGTGAAGAGACCGCCTAAAGGAAAGATGCTTGCAACGCCCTGGATCGAATCCACCGGGAGATAAGCCACATCGGAGGAATCAATCAACGTAAACCACAGCCGGTTCTTGAAGGCATTGACCCCGATGATGTCAGATGCCGTTACTCCCGTGATGACAGCCGCATGAAAATGACCCGGATGGCCATCGTAATAATGAGGATCATCAGCTCCATTCACCATGTAGAGGAAGTTTCCTCCCGTCGTGGCAAAATTCACATATTGCCATCGAGAGTTCGCAAAACCTGATGCTACCAGCGTCCCCGGAGCATTTGATGTCACATCATAGATTGCCCCGTTTGACGCTGCGAACATGGTGCGCACCGAGAGGCCATTATAAGTTGCCAGCGTCTCAATGGGATCAGATGTGCATGGAGCATGGATGATGTGACCCTTGCGGACCTCAATCCAGTCCGGCTGCGGAAACCAGTTATCGAGCCTCACAGCCCGCTTGGGAGACATCGCCGCAATAGGAGATACCGCGTCCCAGCCTTCGATCGGCGCCGGTTGAGACGCGCCTGACGAAACCTGCGGACCACCAAGCTTGCCAGTGGCGGAGCGGTTTCTCATGAGAGCGGTAAGGCGCATTATAGGCGGTCCTCTTGCGCGGCACCCAAGCCCATAAGTCCCGTAGGAACCGCTCCCGCAAGGCCATATTTTTTCATGATATCAATCAGCTTGTCGTCAAAAACGACGTAATTGCTGGAGCCCTCGCCAGCGCCCCGCGAAAACTGATCAAGATATTTAACCCCCGGCACCCCTTGCGAAGCCAAGTCCTGCGACACGCCAGACATTCCTTGTGGATGCCTACTTGCGGCTATCATCATTTGCGGCTGCATCCGCGCGTCAGGCCCGAATCTTTCCATTTGGCTTTTGAACGCATTTTGGACAGCCTGACTTTGTTCACCCAAGCGGCCATCCAAATTCAAAAAGTGTGCAGGGTCTGCATTGATGTTAACTTCGTACATATGGCCTTTATCGGCCGCCAGTTTGTCTCTGTATCCTTTGGCGACGGCCTCTGCGTCGGAGAAATAAAGGCCATGCCCAAACGCCTGCTCGCCTTCTCCAGTCCCGATCTTTGCCGCGTCAAATTTTTCAAAACTATGTGGCGACCCATGATAGGCTTTTATGCCAGAGCGCAGAGTATTCGCTTCTGCAGGTACCGCACCAGCGCCACCTACCATATTGAACGCAGTTTCTAGGGCTGGCCCAATAGATTGGCGCTGATAATCAGGATCGCCAAGATGGCTAATATCTTGCGCGCTGGCGTCGATCGCTCTTTTCGGTAGGGTTGCCATACTGTTCATGAGAGACGAGACAATCTTGTCCAAGATGCTTGGCGAGACCGCTCCTTGTTCCTGAGGCGACATTGTTCCGAAGGCGCCCCCCTGAGGTGCCTCCAGTAATTGTGCAATCTGGCGAGCATCAGCCACCTAATTCCCCGGGAAGTTGCCGTCTTGCACATTGCCAGTCGTAATGAGGTAGGGTTGCTTGCGACGTCCCATCGAAAGATCAGGCATACCGCCGTCCCGAGCTTTTTCGCGGTTCACGAAATCCAGGCATTCCTGCTGCATTGCACCGTAATCGAAACCCTTGATCTGCCAGAAACGCCACTTCACCCCGAGGATGAACATCTGATCATTCAGAAGTGGAATATCAGTGTCAGCCGTGAACTTGTTGCCGAACGTGCCGTCGACGTGCAAAACCCAGCCATCATTGATGTATTCAAACACAAGAGCGTCAGGCGTGCTTGCACTGGTGGGAGGCGGCCATAGACGAAATACCGTTGGCCTCACTCCGATCTGCCGCCAGCGAAGCCTTGGACCTGTCGTGACGATACCCGAACGCTGCCACTGGTCGAACTGCGGAGACTGCGGGCCTACCAGCATCCAATGATTAGTTCGATCCCACCACGTATGGGAAATATACCGATCGAAGTCAGAGGGTATCGTGTAGGTATCACGCGCATAAATAATCTGGGTCCCGACAGCGGTAGCCGTCGATTCCATCTCCAGTTCTAACGTTGTCGCATTGGTGATGGAAAGAACCCGCTGTGCCGCTGGCTGCCCGGCCCCATCCACCGAATAAGCCCCAGCCGTAACACCCGCCGTAACGGTATTATTGACCGTGGTTGAGCCTTCCACCACATCCCCAACAGTGATGATCGGGGTTTGCAGGTTGACGATGTGTTCGCCGCTAAGTGCCGTCCAGTCCTTGGATCGATAGAGTTCGTTCCCGTCGCGGTTCACAAGGGCCAGCAATTGGATGACCTGCAAGTCCTGTGAACCCACGACGGTTGCCGGCGCGTTGAGCCCAAGCTCTTGACAAGCCGTTTGAACGATCTCCAGCAGCGTCAGCGGCGTTCCCATGATCGCCCCTTACGCGGTGAGATTGACTACCCATGCAGTAGCGCTGGTCTTGAAGAACATCGCGGTTTTATTCTGTGCAACGCTAAACGCCGCATTTGCGCTGCCGCCCTGAATAGTTCCACTAGTTGGCGGGAAAATCTGTGCCGTGGTAGCAGTTGCATTTGACACGATATAGGGACCACAACCAGCTGGCACCGATGGCAAAACAAACGCATCGGCGCCACCTGCCGCAGTTAAGACCGTGAAATTGGTCGTGATCGGAGTGGCCCCAGTCTGAATGGTTCCAACACCCGTCTTTGCCGATGGTAGATTGCCAACCAGGCCAGACAGCTTGGGGGGCATACCGAGGCCGATAAGTTCCGCTGAGCAGGGCATCTTCTTCTCCTTGTTATGCGGTTTCCCGCTTCTTGGTTGCTTCCGTCAGTGCCGCCTCGAGCGCCTTGATGCGCTCCTTGTCCGCGTTCCGGTCGGCTTCCATCTGATCGACCTTCGCGGTGAGCTGGGCAAAGCCCCTGCCGCTATTGGACGCCTTCAGGAAGGCTTTCGCCTTATCAACGAACTGCCGGCCACCGAGCCCGATATTGCCGATCTGGGTGTCATTCAGTTCGGCAAGCTGTTCCACTACGAAAATCTTGTCGTACTTGAGATTTTCGATGATCTCAGGGTTGTTCGGGAACAGGATCGACAACGGCGTACCGTCCGGGGTTGCCTGCCGGCCTTCCTGATAGGCCTGCCAGTGACGGGAGAACCTACGTCGATCCCCATCATGCGCCGGACGGTTGATTTCGTCCCGTTCTCCCGGCTGACGAATCCTCACATAGTCCACCATGACGTGGACCGGACGATCCATCTCCTTGGAGGCGATCTCATTCCGTACCGACCGGCTGTAGAACTCGACGAACAAGCGCGCGTCATTGCCGAACTCGACAATACCGCCGTTTCGGGCGTCGAAATGCTGCTCCATATTTCCGAAATCACTCATTTTGCTCCGCTCCTGTTTTCTGCATGTGCTGCAACAGCCCATCTCCGTGCAGATTGATAATTGCGTCGG